TATAGTAGATGTTAATGTCGTTAATGAAGAATATGTGCTTGATCTATATGATCAGTGCACATACTATCCAAAACCTCAGTCTAAAGAGGATAAAATGGAATCAATCAGACAAAATTGGTTTAGTGACACTCACACTAAATGGGTCGCAGAAAATGTGTGGGGAGCGTGGAAAGAAAATGACTGAAAAGAAGAGTAATTAATATAATGTTTGCTGTACAAGTACCTATTGATGGAAAATATGTGTATGTTCTTGATCTATTCGAAGTAGATGAGAATGGTAATCACAAGCCGACGCTTTATTCAACAAAGAAAGAGGCAAAGAAAGAAGCTTCTAATACTGGTTGGGCTAATTACAGGATAGTGCAATACAATGACTGATAAACTTAAACTTCAAGACGAACGTAATTACTTCAAGCCTTTTCATTATCCTTGGGCATATGATCTATGGTTAAAGCATGAGCAGTCACACTGGCTACATACTGAAGTACCTATGATCGAAGACGTAAAGGATTGGAAAAACAATCTCTCTATTGAAGAGAAGTATTTTCTTACTAATATCTTCCGCTTCTTTACACAGTCAGACATTGACGTTGCCGGTGGTTATGTGAAGAACTATCTTCCAATGTTTCCACAGCCTGAAATTCGTATGATGCTTTCCAGCTTCGCTGCACGTGAGGCATTACACATTGCTGCGTATTCTCACCTTATTGAATCTCTAGGTATGCCTGAAAGTACGTATAACGAATTTCTTGAATATGACGCCATGCGTGAGAAGCATGAATACTTTCTGTCTAAGGTTGATACGGGTGCTTCGCTGCCGGTAAAGATTGCTGCTATTTCTGCTTTTACTGAAGGTCTTGCACTATTCTCCAGCTTTATCATGTTGCTGAACTTTCCCCGTCATGGTAAAATGAAAGGCATGGGTCAGATTGTCACATGGTCAATTGTTGACGAGACACAACACGCTGAAGGAATGATCCGGCTTTTCCGTACTTATCTGGAAGAAAATAGAGAGATTTGGAATGACAAAATTAAGTCAGAAATTTATACAATTGCAACTAAGATGGTTGATCTTGAAGACAAATTTGTTGATCTGGCGTTTAACATGGGGAAGGTGGAAGGACTTAGAGATACTGACGTTAAAGAATACATACGATATATAGCAGACCGTAGGCTTATCTCTATGGGCATGAAAGGTATCTTTAAGGTAAAGACTAATCCCCTTCCTTGGGTAGAAGAAATGATCAATGCGCCAACACATACTAACTTTTTTGAGAACCGTGCAACTGACTATGCCAAAGGTGCATTGACAGGTAACTGGTCAGAGGTATGGGCAAATTAAGGAGACACAAATGGCACGAGACTACAAGCGGGAGAACAAGAACTACAAATCAAAGCCTGATCAGATCAAGATGCGTGTACAACGCAACAAGGCAAGACGACATGCAATCAAGGCGGGTAAGGTTGCAGTAGGTGATGGTAAGGAACTGGATCATATTGTTCCACTAAGTAAAGGTGGCAGCAATTCACCAAAGAATATTCGAGTTACTACAAAGAGTAAGAACAGTTCCTATAGTCGTAACTCCGACAGTTCAGTTAAAAAGAATACACCAAAGAAAAAGAAATGATCAGTGAATTTCCTTACTACGTGTTTGACAAAGAACTACCAGCAGCTTTTTGTGATGGTCTTGTTACTATGGGACTTGCCAATAAGCAAAACTCTGGTGGTTTACACGAGAAGGACGGAACATTTTTTGATCCTGATGTACGGGAAAGTTCAATTAGCTGGCTGAACAATTCAGAACTATCTGAAATACTTCAGATTTATGCTCAGAAGGCAAACGAGGCAGCTAACTGGAACTTTCATGTTATGTGTTTTGAAACACCACAGTTCAGCACGTACAGCCAAGGGGGACAGTACGACTGGCATATGGATGTTGGCGTTGAAAGTGAAGACGATCTTGTAATCAGAAAGCTTACACTATGTGTTTCTCTCAATGATAGTTTTGAGGGAGGTGACTTTCAGATACAAAGGTGGTGTACTCCTGATGCTAACTCCAGATACAACACAGTAAAGGAAATGAGAAACAAGGGCAGTATTCTTGTCTTTCCTTCCTTTATGTTTCATAGGGTAACACCAGTAACCAAGGGACAACGCTATAGTTTAGCATGTTGGTTTAGAGGACCAGACTTTGAATAATATTTACAAACAATCTAGATACCATCTTAGGTCAGTAAGAATGTCTTATCTGTGCCATATGCTAGGTGCTTTCTATATTATCTATAAGCTAATTAGTGCCAGTCTAAAGTTAATGGTACATGCTTTTGTACCTTCACTATTTATGACTGATGCCAGTACAACTATTCGCATTCTTGCAAAGCAGTTTGAAAAAAAGTAGTTGACAAACTAAAAATTAACAAGTATACTTCCAAGGTCAGTCTGGCAAATGCGGACTGGCCTTTTTAACAACTCGCTTATACAAGGAGGTATACATGAATCTAATTTCCTTTTCCCCACAATTTGAAAAGATGCGTAACTTTATGCTTGATATTGAAAAGCATTTTGAACCAATGAGTTACGTTGCACAATCAGTACTTAACTCAACTGCCTATCCCCCACATAACATTTATAAAAAAGACAATAAGCACATTATTGAGATGGCAGTTGCAGGGTTTGATAAAGACAATCTGTCAATTGAAATTGAACCTAACATTCTTACTGTTCGCGGTGAAACACGTGAGCAAGAAGATGCACCTTCCTGCACTTATCGTGGGATTGCTGCTCGTAAGTTTACCCGTGTATTCTATCTTTCAGAATACATGAAAGTAATTAATGCTTCCTTAAAGAATGGTATTCTTAAAATTGAAATTGAAAAGATTATTCCTGAAGCAGAAAAACCAAAACAAATTACGATAGAGTAGGAGTACAGGGTTTGCCTATCAATAAACTACCAACAATATACATAGGCTATGATCCTCGTGAACATGACTATGTTCGAGTGCTAGATAAGTCTATACGTATGCACACTACCCATACGTACAATATAGTCCCTATTGTACAGAAGGAAGTTCGCAGGGCTGGCTTGTATTGGCGCAGTCCAGAGTATAACTTAGAAGGAACGAAGGTTGATGTTTTTGATGGCAAACCCTTCTCTACTGAGTTTAGCTTTACTAGGTTTCTAGTACCATTTCTAAACCAGATGTCGGGTCTAGCATTATTTATGGATGCTGATATGTTTGTTCGTTCAGACATTACAGAAGTATTTGATGTATATGGATCAGATAAAGATAATGTTATTAGCTGTGTACAGCATATACACGTTCCTCAAGAAAAAGAAAAGATGGATGGGCAGGTACAAACCATCTATAACAGAAAGAACTGGTCATCTTTTGTTCTATGGAATTGTGATCATCCTTGGATGAAAGAGTTGACAATTTCGGATGTTAATGTTAGAAGTGGAAGCTGGTTACATGCTTTTGAATGGATTGATATCTTTCCTATTGGAGATATTCCAGTTGAATGGAACTGGCTAGACGGAACTTCAGCCGCAGATGTAAATCCAAAGAATGTACACTTTACAACGGGTGGACCAGTTTATCCTACTTGGAAGGGTAAGCGAGAGATAGATGACGAGTATGCTGAAGAGTGGAAAGACTTTTATACCAAAATAATTGGAGGATAACCATGATAAAATTTGTTACATCATTTAGTGCAGATGGATACGAGCGTTATGCTAGAAACATGCTTGAATCTGTCGTAGATAACTGGTATAAAGACTTACACCTTACAGCTTACTACCACGATTGCGATGAAGAACTTGTTGCTTCTTTTCCACAGGCAAAGAATATTGAGTATCGTAATCTAAATGAAGTAGAAGATATGCTGGCTTATCGTGAACGTATGGCTGCTTACGATGGTACAGCGGGTGGCAAGGTAGCTTATAACTGGCGTATGGATGCTGTTAAGTGGTGTCACAAAGTCTATGCAATGACTGATATTGCTTTTGAAATCTCAGAGAATGAAGTACAGGGTGGCTGGCTAATCTGGCTGGATGCTGACACAGTAACTACAAAGCCTCTTTCAGAAGAAAAGATTAGTAAGATTCTTCCTGATAAAGCAGAGATTGTACATCTTGGTCGTAAGGATACTGACTATTCAGAAACTTCTTTTGTCGCCTTCAACCTAAACTACGAAACTCCTCTATATCTCCTCGCTGATCTGCGTGGATGCTATGACATTGGTGAAACTATCATGTATCGTGAATGGCATGATGGTTTTATTTTTGAACGTCTGCTAAAGATTTATATTGCTCATGGCATGAAAGCACACAATCTTACACCTAATGTGAAAGGACTAGCAGCATTTAAAAATTCACCGCTGTCTCAATACATGGTGCATTATAAGGGTAACTTAAAGAACAATCTGTCCAAAGATACTGTTGCTCCTGACGTTAAGCTGCCACGCTACAAACAACTTGCCGATCTAGTACGGCATTACTGTGACGGTACAATTGTTGAGGTAGGTACATGGAATGGTGGCAGAGCAATTGAAATGGCACTAGCTGCTTTTGAAAAGCATGACAAGGTACACTATGTTGGCTTTGATCTGTTTGAAGAAGCTACTGAAGAATCAGATGCTTATGAACTTAATAGTAAGCCACATAATCTTCTTGAAGCAGTAGAAAAGCGTCTTACTGATTTTACAGGTAAGATGTTAGAGAACAATAAGACATTTACCTTTAAGCTGTTTAAGGGAGACAGTAAAGAAACACTTCCTGCAGCACGTGAGGAAGTACTAAAGAGTAAGTTTGCCTACATTGATGGTGGACATAGTGAAGAAACTGTACGTTCTGATTATGGTAATCTTAACCACTGTGATCTAATTGTATTTGACGATTACTTTACACCTGATCCTGAAGGAAACATTCTGGGAGAAGAACATCAAGGTACTAACAGGCTTGTAAAAGAACTAACTGAAAAGGACGGAAAGCCTTGTGTAGTTCTTCCTTCTACTGATCGTGTAAAGGGTGGAGGCATTACCCACCTTGCAGTATGCCGTAACACTGACAAGGCAGGTCCACTACCTGATAGTCTGCTACGTGTGCCTATTATAGTACAGCCGCGTGACTCAATGCCAAAGGACGAAATTATTAAAAATATTAATGAAAATGTCAATCTTATCAAACGTTGGAATTTTGTTAAGCAATGTAAGCCTAACAATAAAGAAGCAATTATTGTGTCTGCCGGTCCTTCAATTGATTGGAAGCTACTAAAGAAAAAGATCAAGGAAACTGGTGGACCTGTTATTTGTGTAAAGCATAGTTATCCGCTACTATTAAAGAACGGTATTAAACCGTATGCCTGTGTAGTTCTTGATCCACGACCAGTAGAAGGCGTATCAACACATGGTATTGTTCGTAAGGATTTGTTTGAAACAGTCGATCCTAGCACCAAGTTTCTTGTCGCTTCAATGACTGACGTTAGTGCCACAAAAGTAATTATGTCAAAGACTGACAATGTTTATGGCTGGCACGCCTATAGTGAAGCAATTCGTGATAAAGCTATCAGTGAAAAGTTTGAAGTAAACAAAACAATTAATATTTCTGCTGATACTACATTTGTTACTGGTGGTACTTGTTCAGCAATGCGAGCAATTGGAATGTTCCATATTCTAGGATGCAGGACTTTCCATCTATTTGGTTTTGATTGTTCAGTTCCTGAAGTTACTGAAGAAATGCAGAACAGTAAGACGGATGATGGTAAACAGAAGTACATGAGGGTTGAAACTAATGGTGTACATTTCTGGACTACTGGAGAACTGCTTGCAATGGCACAAGATTGTGAACGGTTATTTTCTAATAAAGACATAGAAATGAATCTGTATGTGTACGGTGAGAATACTCTTGTGTCTGAAGTATTTAAGTCTTCTACACAGTACGACAAGACAGATTATACAACATTATTTAAGGAGGTAGAATAATGCTAGGAATTGCAGAAGCAGTAGTAGGTGTAGCAGGTAAAGTTCTTGACAAGTTTGTTGAGGACAAAGACCTGAAGACAAAGCTTAATGCTGAACTACAGTCACAGATTATTGCACTTGATCTTGCTCAAGCACAAACCAATCTTGAACAGGCAAAGCATTCCAGCATCTTCGTCGCTGGAGCAAGACCTGCTATCATGTGGGTATGTTGTATTGCTTTTGCTTGGCAGTTTATTCTTGCACCTATTGCCAGTTGGGGACTAGCTATTTGGTACCCTGCACTTATTCTTCCTGTACTTGATACACAATCACTTATGACACTAATGCTTTCTCTATTGGGTCTTGGTGGTATGCGTACAGCAGAGAAATTCAAAGGCGTTGCTCGCAGCAATATGAAGGAATAGTACATGGCAGGACTTACTACTCAGCAGGAAAAGTTTGCACAGGCATACATTATCTATCGTAATGCCACAGAAGCTGCTAAAGCTGCCGGTTATTCTCCACGATCAGCACATAACCAAGGCCATAGGCTTATTCACAATGAAGCAGTTCTTGAACGTATCGAGAACCTTGAACGTGAAATGGAAACAAGTGTTGATGTTCTGTCTGAACTTGAACAGCAGTACACCGCTGCCAAGAATAACAACCATACTAACTCTGCACTTAAAGCACTTGAACTTCTGTCTAAGGTAAAGAAGAAAGACGAAGAGGTTGAACCTAAGTCCGTAGAAGAACTTGAACAACAGATTGTTAAATCTCTTGAAGTTCTTGGAGAGGAACGTAGCCTAAAAATCTTTATGAAATGTGAATGGTTTGTAAAGATGATGGAGGCAGAGGAAGAGGAAGAAGAATACGAATACGAAGAAGGTGAAGAGTATGAGTACGAAGAAGAAGGGTCTACAGACAATACATCTGAAGACCCTTCTTGGCGCTAAGTCTTTCCCCTTCTACTCAGCTTTTCTTTCATTAGCTACAGGCGGATGCTTTCCATTATGCATGGAATATAGTTTATCATAACCTTTTTCTAAATTCTTAATAGTTGTCAACATTTCAGCTAACTGCATGTGATCACGTCTAAGATTTTCAGGACTTGCCATATTAGCTAATACAGAAATTCTTTGTTCTTGTGTCTCTGTAGAAGTGTGTAACTTATCATAATTACTATCCATCTTTCTTAAACGCTGCTCTACATCATTTAGTTTATCTACTAATTGTTTGATCTGCATCTTAGCTACAGCACTAGCACCAGCAACACTAAATAGTATTCCACCTAAAGTTACAACTAATCGTAAATCAATGGCTCCTTCCATTGATGTTTCTCCCTTTGCTTAATCTATAGTTTTTATAGTATCTTTGTGCATGTCTATGGAGAATAATTGTTACCCGGTACAGAACTATTTTTTATATATACCATAGAAAAGTTTGCAGAAATAAGGTTATTTGATCCAGAAGATATTGCTCTAACTTCTAAATCTGTTTTTTCAGA